ATAAATCATAACCATCAAACAATTTTTCTACCCAAAACTTTGAGTTTCTAAGGAAAGCCATTCTATTTGTCTCAAACAGTTTGTCTGACCCTAAAAACCACACTTCACCACCACGTTCCTGAGGACATACTCCGTATAAAGCCAGAGGTTCCTCTGTAACTAAGTCTCTGACAGCATAACAAGGGTCAGAAGTGACAGCACATACCTCCAATGCCTGTGCGTAAGTCAACGCATCCCCGATAACAGCTCTAATCTCCTGTTTATCTGCTTCCCGCAAGTTCTCCCCTAAAATTTCTGGATCAGAAACTCTGGGTTGAGTGATCTTGGCATTATCGTACAGCCATTCCTCACACTTGCTGGAATCTAGTGTAGTAAGTAGCTTCATATTCCACAGTTAGTAACGCACAAGGGTACGGAGTGTCATTTGTAATCTCTATGTTCACTCTGTCCCCTCTAGAGCGCACAGGAAACTTAAAAGAACCGTCTTTTAGTACCTGTGGCCCACCTAAAGTAAACCCAGAGGAGTTCAAAGTTTTCGAGTCAAATGTATAGGTATTAGTAGACCTGTTATCTGGGGTTACACTGACTGAGAAGGTACTGGAGTCATCAAAGGTGACAATACCGTTCCTAACTTGGAATCTACCGATGGCTGTCTTGCTCTTACCGCTACTCTCTGCTGCCATCTTCAGGTAGGGCTTGTTCATGGTGTATGTGAATGTGTATTTGTCACCCGCCCAGAACTTCCGAGAACTCAGGTCGCCATCGAGCGTGAGTGTAGCACCTGATTGAGTCAGAGGGATCAACCGCTGACCAGCTTCCTCACTACTGCCGTCAGCACGGGTACTCAGCTCTGCTGTACCGTATGAAACGTAGGGTAGAACCACAGTAGTCTTCTGAACTGTTGCATCATACGAGACACTACAGTCAGACTCCTGTACACGGCGATCCAGCAGGGTTACATAGTCAGCACTGGTATCAGCCTCCGCTTCCTTAAAGGAGAGAGACTCAATGTACAGCCCACTGGCTCTACTCACTACTATGTACAGATCCTTGCCTATGAAATCGATGTTCTCTACCGTTGACCCTGTATCGAACTCAAACTTAGACCACGAAGCCTGTAGCTTCTCCCGTCCACGATTCAAATACCTATAAACATAAATACCATTGGTGAGACCGGAGGCACTTATGGCTACCACAGGCTCAACTGAGTTGGCTGTTATTTTAGTTATGTTCCCTGAGATATACTTAGGGATGTGTGCAGTAGCATCATCTCCAGACATCTGCTCCACATCAGGAGAGATGAAGTATTCCATGACACCTGAGAAGTCACCCCTAGAGAACGGGAAGTAACAACTGTGCCCGCTGACGATGGGGTCAGCGTTTGTTGCTACCTCAAACTCTGTCTCCTGAGAGATAGATACACTGGATGGAGTGAGCACATCACCTCCTGTCAGCATGAACTGAGTCTTGTCAGAAAATAACAAAAGATTACGGCTAAATGGAACGGCACTAAATAGGTTTGAAACTTTGTTGTGACTTGCTCTCACATCGACAGGATCGGTTCCAAGTAGCTGTGTGACTGTGGTACGGAAGAAGTTAAAGTACTCTCCAGTTTCGGACAGACTGATGTTTTCTCCGGAAAGAAAACCTAGCCGATCACGAAATAATACTATGTTCTTGATTGTAGATCCTACGAAACTAGGGTCAGAAGCAGTCGTCTCGTCACCCGCTAAACGCTCTCCCCAAGTACCTTGCTTGAACGTGAAGTCTCCTGAGGATTCCCTGATAAGGGTGTGGCAGAAGGTGGAGGCATCCAGCTTGTACTTTACGTTAGGTGCTGCCGCTTCAGACCACTTACCTCTACCGAAGGGCTCGTTAGATGGAGCGTCTGCAGTAAACTTAACGTAGTAATCATCCAAGTTATTCTCTACGTCTCCTTTTACCTGAACCCGCTGACCATCTCTGCAATATATAGGAAGATCTGTAAAAGCATCTGCATCATTCTTTATGGCTCCCATTGCTCCGTCACCTAAGGAGTCTGAAATAGTCAGCTCAAATTCAGAACCGCCCTTATGAATCTCTATGGTTGAACCTACCCTAGTAATTGTAAAACCAGAGGGGGAGCCTATAGCTGTTACAAGCTGAGTCGCTATGTATTCAGTATCAATTTGATCCCTATGGGTACTGACAGAGCCATCGGGTGTTTCGTGAGGGTAGGTAGTACCATCTATAGTAATCTTATAGTCAGTACCGTAGTCCCCCTGCTTCACATAGACATACGCCTTGTTCCTAGTATCTGTAGTAACGGACGAGTCCATAGCTACAGTAACCGAGTTGTTCAGCATGAAGCTGTAGTCAGCAATGCTGGTAGCTTTTAAAACAGTGGAGGGAGTGGTCGTTACTAGGTAGTCTGCAGAGTTGGTCGTAGTTACAGCCTTTTCTGTTTTGTTTATAAGATCATAAACAGAAATAGGATCTAAGCTGACCTGTTGTGTACCTGAGCCAGCATCAGTAATATCCACAGCACTACCTCCGCTTGTCAGGGACACCTGAAAGTCGTTGGTAGTTTTGTTTATCACATAGAAACGAGCAGTCTGGTTAAGGCTACCTAGGGTAGTCCCATAGAACCTTACCTCGTCCCCATCTACAAACCCATGGGCTGTGCAGTTAACTACCTCTGTCCCAGTGTCTAGGGAGGTTACAGTTTTCTTAGCGGTAGCTCTGACTGTCACCATGTACCGCTCCGAGGAGTCCCTGTTCAAAGCCTGAGAGAACACATCAGTAGGCACACTGTTGAACACCTTAGCAACGTGCTTGGTAGGGTTCCGCTTGAGTAAACCCTTGGCAGGGGAGGAGAAACCATTGATCTGCTCTTGAGCTTGGCTGGGGAACTTCTGAGAATCGGCCTGTTGAGACACGCCATTCAAAAGGTTTTGAATTGTGGTGCTAATCTGAGGCATAGCGATTAATAACTGGTGTATCGTCGGTAGTCGCTAATTGTTTTAGCTGGGAGAGAGGAGTCAAAGATTGAATGGTCTGCACTGTCGGAGTCGAACTCCCGCAGGGCTGCTAAAGCTACGGACTCTTCTCTGAGTCCTATTTCAGTCAGCTCTCTAGAACCTATGGCCCGATCCTGTAGCAGCCGACACCCTCGGAGAGTGATGTATCGGCGGGCTGGTTCTGGAAGATCGTCCCAAGGTAGTTCGATTACTTCTGTTGTTTTGATGGCATCATCAAACTCGTAGGTATTACCATCTCTGTTGTACAGCTTGCGCCCACGTTGGACTATATCCATCAGGCCATACCGACCAACCTTGGTATCCACTCGCAGCACTGTGTCACCTAAGGTGATCTCCTTGCTGGCATCAGGCTCATGCTCTACATCGATGTTGGTATTGAAGTGCCAGCCATTAGAGAGAACTTCACGGGTTACTTCGTTCAGAATAGACTCAGCCAGAGAATCATCCCCAGAGCCTGTGTTATCTGAAAGGCTGTTTATTGGAGCTTCCCCAATGAAGCTGAGCATCTGGTTAACTGCGGTTAGTCTGGTAGTTTTTCCCAATGTACTCATGTCAAGTGCCTTTATTCAGTATCTTGATATAAATTACAACAAAAAAAGAGAGGAGTCCACTAGGGACTCCCCTCAGTTTGTATAGGCTACATCTTAACTGTCGTCATTGTTCATCAGAACAACACCACACTCAGGGCGCAAGCCGCCATGACCCATGGCATACTTAGCGACCATCAACGTGCCTTGACGTTGGATCTGGTACTCACTCTCAGTAGAGAGGTCTTGCAACTTAACAGTACCAACGGCTGACTTATGGAACACGAGTCCCATAACGTTAGCACCGAAGGTATCCGAATAAGTGTTAGCTTGTCCGGTCTCTGCTGCAATGTCACCAGTAGGTAGGTGGTTAGTCTTAACCACTGTAATACCAGCGACCTGAGCCACAGTACCCTTGGAGTAAGAACCGTTGCCATCCCAATCACGATTGATTGTTAGGAGGTTGTTACCCGAAGCAGTCTCAGCTTGGATGAGGTTGTAGTAGCGTTGAGGACTCACGAGACAGTAACGATCCGAAGCGGGAATGTCCTTCTCATCGAGAAGTTGGGCCGCTGCGTAGATGGCTTTCGCCAAATACAGACCGTCAGTGTTCATGGTTCCAGCTCCAGTTGAACCGAGGAATCGCTTGTTAGCGTCATCAGTACCAGCGGCACTGTAGACAGCACTTCCTCCGTAGTTACCTGTAATAGTGGTAACAGCAGGAGTAGCAATACCTGAGCTGTCGAACGTAGCAGTATTGATAAGAGCAGTCTGGATGACTTGTCTATCAAACTTGTTCGCTAGTGCAGCACCAAGTTCACTGGAGTAGATCGAACGAACATCGTAGTGGTTCTTAAGTTCGTCGAGATTTGCGACGAAGGTAGAAGCCACTAGCAGTTCATCAATGCTAATGATTTTCTCAGCGTGTTTGACCGCCTGAACACCACCAGAGTTGGAGGCGTTAATTAGATCTTGACCCACGACATGGTAACCAGCGGTTGCTGTACCAGTGACGGGGAACTGAGCCGACTTACCATTATTAATGGTACGAATAGTGTGGAGTGGTTTCATTACATTCGTTTGTTCGAATGTCGTGAGAACCTCTCCAGCAAACTTCTTCAGGAAAATAGCCTTAACATCGCCTGAGGCGTTGACTTGGCCTAACCGTGAGGGAGTAGTATCTGCCATGATAATTCCTTTTGCTAGGTTGTTTACTTAATAGGTTTCACACAACTTCGTTGTATCCGATTGCAATTAGTTATCCTGCCGTAACAGGGCTAGCGGCACTCGCCATACCACATTCAGTTGGCTTGTGTGCAATAAAGTGTAGAAATAAGAAAAGGTCAACCCTTTTTTTAAAAGCGGAGAGACTCGGTGGATGAAACCGAGTCTCCCCTAGGAGGCATCCCCGTGAACGAGACGCTGTGGGCACTGAAGTT